GAGCTTGTGAACGATCTGCTGCAGATCGGCGGCACGATCAAAATTGAGAAAAACAATTACCGATCTTTTCAACGCTGCTTCGGACGATCGACGAATCGGAGGGGAATGGGCGAGTTTGTGGAGCATCTCAAACGCAAGGCTGAAAGTGCCGGCTGCGAGGTGATCGAACTCAATGCCTATAAGCTGAAGATGTCGCAGTACGATCCGGCAACGGATGCATATCGCAAGAAGCCGTTGAAGGAAAGGTGGCACCGCTGGGGAAACACCGGCACGCTCGTGCAGCGAGACGCCATGAGTGCATTTCTGGCGTGCCATGCAACTGAAAAAGGACACGACCGAGCCCTTCTCCTTGAGAAGTGGACGACTGCGGAAGCACTGTTGAGCGGCAGCGGTCTGTGTCGTCATGAACCTTGTAGCGACCCTGAAGTATCGAAAGACACTTCGGGGCTCACGAAGCCGAATTGCGGGAGCAAGGCGGAACGGGAAAGAGGTCTGCCGCGCACACTTTGTACGGACGGTGACGTTTAGGCGGCTTTGCCCCCTGAAAGAGCTGTCTGACGGTCAAAGTGAATCCTCTGTCTTCAGACAGGGGAGCTTCAATGTCCTAACAAGGATAACAACGGCGGACACTTGTTCTATTTCGACGCATCAGACTCAGATAGCACGTATGGTGCGACGCAAACAGTACAGCCTGCTTCTCTCAGGCTTATCCTGTGCATCAAGTCTTGATGCATAAGAGCATACGGGTTGAAGCCGGTTGGACGGTCGACGACCTTCCGTAAACGGCGCTAGACCTTGAAGCATCAATGCCAAAAGTCGTTGGAACATTTTGTCTGCCATCTTGTCCGTGGTAGTCGGCAGTACCATAGTCAGACCCAAAGAAAGCGCCCGTATGCTTAGATGTCATCAGTTGATAGCCACCAACCATGACCTTTCCTGTGATGTTCGGGACTCGGATTTGCATGTCATAGAGCGCTCTCTATGGCGTGCCGGGCACATGAGCGGGCTTCATCTGCAACTCGACGAAACCCGCGTGAGTAGCTACTTCCAGTCGATCAAGCCGGCACACTCGGCACACGCTCGAACGTGCTCACTCCAACGCTCCATAACCGCCCTCCTGGCGTCGAAAAAGTCTGAGCGTTGATATGCGCGGCTCACCTGCGTGCCGACGTCATGACTGAGGCACATCTCGGCAACGTCAAAAGGGACAGCTTCGTCAGCCAACCACGATCGAGCGATCGAGCGTAGTCCGTGCGCGACGAGTCGACCATTGAGCGATGTACTGTGCAGATACTTCGCCAAGGCCTGCGAGCTCATGTGCTTGCCGGTGCACTTGCCGGCAAAAACATGGCCGCTACGTGGCCTCGGGCTGAGCTCTTGCTCTCTAGCGATCAGCTCTTTCATGAATGTTGTTAGCGGCACGCGGAAGGGGCGGCGCTTCTTCATGTGCTCGGCTGGTATGTGGATCGCGTCTTCTGTGACCCACGACTTCTCGAGCGAAGCATTCTCGCCCGGACGGAGCATCGAGCAGAGCGAGAAGAGGAAGAGCACGCGCATGCGCTCTGGCGCTTCTTTCATAACCGCCATAACGGTGGGCAACTCTCGCCAGTCTACCGATGGCATCGGCTTTACCTGCGGCGGCGCGAAGACCTTTGATACTCGTGCGAGCGGGTTGTGCTCGATGTAGCCTGCGCAAACCGAGAGGTCAAGGATCTCGCGAAGGCGCATGAGCACGCGCTTGAGCGTCGCTTGCTTCCCGTCTTTCTCGATCGGCTGCACGGTGCGGATGACGAGTGGGGCGGTGATCTCGTCGAGCTGACGATTTCCGAGCGGTTCGATGATGTACCGCTCCAGGCGTCGGCGTTCGTCCTGATAGCTCACGATCTGGGGCTTTTTGAGGCGGCACCAAAGACGAAAAGCGTCTTTCAGTACATACCCTTTTGGCGGCTCGAGCCCGATGTCTTTTCTTAGGCGTCGGGCTTTTTGTCGTGCCTGCATCAGGCTCATGTCGGGATGTTCGCCGAGACGCTTGTCTGCGACACGGCCTGAGCACGACGTGCGCAAGTACCAGATTTTTCTGCCGGACGGCATGACTCGCAACGTCAGGCCGTTCCCGTCGGCTACCGAATATCTCTTGTCCCGCGGCTTCATTGCCGCAATTTTTTTAGAGGAGAGCGTCATATGACCTCAGACTTCAAAAAAGCATTTTGTTATGACGACGCTGGGTACTACCAGCACGAGGTTTCTGTCCAGGTTGTGGACGGAGAGCCTCTCATGCCGCCGTCGGTCACCTTTTCCTGTCCTTGGGGCAAGGCGACGCAAGACGACACCGTCTTCTACCGCTTCGACGGGAAAAAGTGGATTGCTGAGAAGAAGCCGACGTGCGCAGCCGAGTGTGTCGGACTCGTGATCTCTCATACGACGACCACGCCGCATGACGAGGAAATGCGCGAATTGATCCGCAAGTTCTCTCAGGAAGAGGGCTATTGCGAAAAGCGCGGCGAGGACCTCTCGTGGTCCCTCGAGAAGATCCCTGAAAAGACTGAGGAAGAAAAACTGACTGAGGCGAGGCAGTCCGTTCGCTCGAAGCGCGATTCCCTGATCTCTGACACGGACTACCTGCTCTGCGCCGACTACCCGATCAGCGCCGAAGACCTCAAGGCCGTCAAGGCCTACCGTCAGGCGCTTCGCGATGTCCCGCAACAGGAGGGCTTCCCCTTCGAGGTGGTCTGGCCTGAACTGCCGACCATCCTCGCGGAATAACGAATCAATCCGTCCCCCGGCACTCCCGGGATTTTTTTTAACTTGCAGGGAGAGGCAACAAAGGAGGTATTTATGCCTGACCGTTATCGGGACATCCTGACAGGTTCTGGCGTGTGGATTGCGCTTTTTGCATCCCTCGGCGGATGCGTTCTGCGCTATCTCGAAGAGTACAAGCACGAGAAAAAGTGGCATTGGAAGTGGCTCGCTGCCGATCTTCTTTCGTCTGCGTTTCTCGGCTACTTCACGTTTTGGGTGCTCTGGGATTCGGCGCACTTCACAGCCTCGCAGTGCGCTGTGGCCACGGCGATCGTCGGCAACTTCGGCACTCGGATCTTTGACGTCGTGCGGTTCGTGATCTTCAAAAAAATCGGGTACGTCCCGCCGAATGAACGCCCCTCTGCCGCCGATGAGGAATCCAAGAAATGAAAAGCTACTACTCATACGACATTCAGCCTGCCTGTGACTTCATCGCGAAGTACGAGGGTTGCAGGCTAACGGCGTACCTCTGTCCCGCAGGCGTGCCAACCATTGGCTACGGCCACACGGGTCCCGAAGTGCGCAAGGGCATGACCATCACGCAGGCCGAAGCCGACGAACTGCTCCGCAAGGATGTGGAGCGCCACGTGCATGATTTCTCGCAATACGTGAACGTCCCCGTCACCGGAAACCAGTTCATCGCGTTGACCTCCCTCGTTTTCAATTGCGGCGTGAGCTACGTCGTTCACCAGTGCCCGCGCCTCATGCGTTCGCTTAATGCGGGCGACGTTGAAGCCTGCGCTCACGAATTCCTCGACATCAACCGCGCTGGCGGAAAGGTGCTTGCGGGCTTGACCGAGCGCCGTCGCGCCGAAGCAAAACTCTTTCTCTCGGAGGTCTGAACATGGTCTATCTGAAATGGCTGGCACTCATGCCTGCGTCGTTCATTATGGCCATTGTTGGTCGCCTTCTCGCGCCTATCCTGCCTTTCTTCGTGGACAAGGAAACGCACCGCCTGCCGAATTGGCTGTCGTGGTTTTCCACTGATGACAATGATGCAGACGGGGATCAGGGGCACAGGGAGCGTTGGCCGGGCACTGACCCCTGGTCGACGTACAAGCGCCGCGTCGCATGGCTTCTGCGCAACGTTTGCTACGGCTTCGACATCGACGTCCTCGGCGTGCGCGTCTTCCCGACGGACGAGTGGCACGTGAGCGGTAATCCGGACGCGAGCGACACGAATGGCATCTCGGGCACTTGCATCCGCCACTGCTACCGTGACGGCAAGCACACCGCCTGGCACCTCTACGTCGTGAAGCACTACGAGCTTCTCGGTCGACCCTGTTGCGTTCGCATCAGTCTCGGTTGGAAGCTCTGGGGCTCTCGCGACAAGACGGCGCAGTACACCGTGTACGTCAACCCCGTCAAAGGGTGGGAGCTATGAGTGCTTGGCTCAAGCCTGCGGCGGCGGCGCTCGCTGCGCTCATCGCCTTTGGAGCGGGATGTCGGTACTCGGCCGCGCAGGCCGACGCCGAGATCTCTGCTTTGAAGGAAGATTATGCGACGCGTGCGCGCGCACTGGAGGAGAAGTATCGTGAGAGTGAAGCCCTTGCAAACGCAAAGCTCAGAGCGGCATGGGAGGAGCGTGACATCGCGCTCGCTCATGCTAGCGACCTGTCTGCTGACCTTGAGCGGGTGCGCAAGCAATCCGACGCCGCCCGCCGTAGACTGTCCGCAACCGCCGCAGGTCCCTGCAAGTCTTGCGAGGAGCAGCTTGCCCGAAGTACAGGCATTATCGAGCGAGGCGCAGTCCTACTTCAAAGATGTGTCCGCCTTTCTCAGAGAGTTGCAATCGACAAGGACGCCGTAGTCAAGATCGCGGACGGACCTTAAAAACCGTGTGTTAAAATCGACTTAACAACACTCGGCACGCCTCTCGTTGACGCGCAACCCGCCGAGTTACCCGCCCCTAAGAGCTAAAAACCGCCTCGGAACCTAGACGTCAGTCCGTTGCGGACTCAGGTGCAACTCCTGAGAGGGGAGCCAATTCCATGCCCTCGAATCATTGCCGATTCGGGGGCATTTTCGTGGCGTCACGAAAATGGTGGGTGAGAAAATGGGGTAGGCGTCTAGATCCGCTTTTTTAGCCCCGAAACCGTTGCGGCGCAACGTTTGAGGGATGGCGCCTATAAAAACTTCGTTAGACGAACATTTAGCCGAAGACCAAGTTACCAACGCTGGTAAAATGGTCGTAACAACACCGCGCAAGCCTATCTGTACCTGCATGACGCTCACTCCGCGCGGTTACCTATGAAAATGCCCCACTTACCAACTGCGGTAGGTGGGGCTTTTTTTTGTGTCTGTCGGTTTTAAACTGTTCGACGACTTCGGCGCGCGTCGTGCGCGGCAGGGAACAAAAAAGCCCAGAAGGCGAACCATCTGGCAAGGGTTGACCTTGCGAATCTCTGTCGACATGATGTACGATCCCAGACTGCAGATCTACTGCAATTCGCCTTTTCGACTACTCTCGCAGGCGCTCGCGTCGCACGGTGGCCGCACCAGGCACATCTTGACGTCAAAACGAAGTGGCTCGTTCAATGTGAACGGGCCATCGTCGTTTCTGGAGAGTCCCTGTATTTGTTCAACAGCTGCCTTGGCTGCGGCCGTGCCGCCGCTGTGATGAAAAAAGCCCTGAACCTTTCGGATCAGGGCTTTTCAAGACTTGAGTCATGCGCTTCAGCAATCATGTGAAGCGCAGGCGGAGACTTCGATTAGTAGAGGTCGAAGTACTTCTGGACTTCCTTCCAGTCGGAGGTCTTCGTCAGGGCGAGCTGCAGGAGGACGCGGGCCTTCTGCGGATTCAGTTCGCCGGAGGAGACCCAGTGCTGGGCCTTGTCGTCCACTTCAGCGTCCTTCGTGGTGGCGCCCGTCGGAACGCGGGAGGAGCGAACAACGACGGCACCGTTCTTCGTGGCCTGTTCAAGAACCGGCCAGATGGACTTGTGGATGTTGCCGTTGCCGACGCCGGCGTTCACGATGCCCTTGTAGCCGGCCTTGACGAGCGCTTCAGCCTGGAGGCCTTCCACGCCGGCGTGGTTGTAGACGATGCCGACCTTCGGGAGTTCCTTCAGACCCGTGACGTCGAACGGCGTGGCGGTCGTGTGAGCACGAACCGGGAGCGTGGAGTACGTCACCTTGTTGTTGAAGATCGTGCCGACCTTGCCGAAGTTGGCGGCCTGGAACGTTTCGGGCTGAACCGTGTTGGTCTTGATGACTTCACGAGCGCCGACGACGATGTTGTCCATGGCGACCACGACGCCCTGCTTGGCGGTTTCAGGCGTGGCAGCGGTCAGAACGGCGTTGTAGAGGTTGCGCGGGCCGTCAGCACCGAGGCCCGTGGACGGCAGCATGGCGCCGACCATGGCGACGGGCTTGTCGCACTTGAGCGTGAGGTTCAGGAAGTAGGCGGTTTCTTCCATCGTGTCCGTGCCGTGCGTGATGACGAAGCCGTCATACTTCTTGCAGTCGGCGTTGATCGTCTGGGCGAGCTTGAGCCAGACTTCGTCGGACATGTCCTGAGAGCCGATCTGGGCGACCTGCTTCGGGGTCACGTTGGCGATGTTGGCAAGTTCCGGAACGGCGGCAACGAGATGGTTGACGCTCACCTTGCCGGCCTGATAGGCAGTGCCCGTAGCGGAGGCGCCGGCACCGGCGATTGTGCCGCCGGTAGCGAGAACGGCGATGTTCGGAAGGGCGAGGGCGGCGCCGGAGGCGGCGACGAGGCCGAGGCCGATCAGGGTCTGCTTCATGGACATGGTTGTTTGCTCCTCTAGTTTGGAGCGCGTCAGTTGAATGGCGCTCCTGTTGTTTGAGTGTCCGCCGCTTGAAAAGTGGCGGACTGGCCGTCAGGCGTACCCTGCAGTTCGTTTTCATGGTCCTGAAACCGCAGTACCTTCAGGTAACTCGTTCAGTCTATACGGATTGATTGAGGTCAAGCAATCAACAGTGCATTGCGTTTGATCTTGGACTAGAAAGATTGAAAAATAGGAAAACCCCTATGGAAAAAAGTAAGAGTGTCACTCTGGACTGTTTGTAACGGAATATTGGTTTTGCCTCTTGTGTAGGCGAAAGGACGGAGATGTCGTCGATAAGCGGCAGTGTGAAAGGAACGTGGAGGGAAGAAAGCCATGTCGGCAGCCTTTGGAGGTTGCCGACATGGCTTGTGAGTCGAAATCGACTTTAGAGGTTTGGATCGCTGTCGATGCGAATATCTCCGTACATGGTGCGAAGCTCCGAGACAGGGCGGTCGTATGTAAAAGAGGAAATGTCGTTTTTGGGGTTGTAAAACGGCCATTCCTTGAGACCGAAGACGCCGCAGAGCGAGTCGAACATCATGTCGTTCGTAAACGGTTTCACTGCGTTTTCCTTGAGCGCGGCGACGGTCTGAGGGTGCTTTTTCACGAAATCGTCCGACATGGCAAACCACAGGGGAATTCTGGCCATGTCCCAAGTGAAATGAGCCGGCCTGTGTCCGAGCTTTGGATTCTCTCCGTGGTCGGCCATATAAATCATGACCTGAAAGTCGGGACGTGCCTTGAAAGCCTCATAAAGTTGGGAAAGCACCCAGTCGTTGTACCTGAGGGAATTGTCGTAGGCATTCGTCCTGTCCTGCTCGTCCCAGAACTTGTATTCCGGGGGGTAACGATTGGGGTAGTCGGTATGACTGCCAACGAGATGGATGAAGATCACAGTAGGCTTCCCGTCTTGGGTGGGAAGATGCTTGAGGAGTTCTCCGTCATAAGTTTCCCCAAGCCAGACGTGATGATCCGCGTTGCTTGAAATGATCGATATGGGTGTGGACCAAGGCGAGATTTTGCTCTGATTGCTCAGCCAATACGTTTCATAGCCGGAGGCCCTGACGACCTCGACGATGGAAGGACTGTCGTCATAGCTGATGTCGTTGTATTGGTTTTTGGCCGTGAGTGCATAGGTGAGCGCTGACACGGTTGCGACATACGACGTATACGCCTTGTCGAACAGAATGAAGTTTCTGTCGGAACGCATGTCCTTCAGCCAGGGAGTCGTTTCGTGTTCCTGAGGGCCGTATGCCGTCATGCGGTCACGGGTATGCGACTCGCCGATCACGAATACGAATAGACCGCTTCGACCTTTCTGACCGGCTTTGGCCAGTTCTTCAAGAATCGCCTTGCGCTGTTCATATCCTTCTTCGAAGCGACCTGTTTCCCTGATGTGGATGTAGGCGTTATAAAACGCGTAAAGCGATACGTTGTTGGCACTTTTGAAACTGGAGATGGCCGCCAGACAGCAAGTTGTCAAAACGGCAATCCTGAAGGCGGTCGTCTGGGGCAGGGAGCGGGAGTGCATTCCTTTTTTGAAGGCTGCTACGGACAGGGCAAGGAGTGTAAGGCACGCAAGCGCAACAACGCCCATCATGAACGGTCCCATAAAGGTCAGGTATTCCCAAGCTTCATTCGGATGGGTCTGAGCAAGCGCGAGCACGATGTCCGGAGTCAGAAGTGCGTCAAAGCCGATCAGGTAGACCAGAAAGCTCGCGATTGGCAGGAAGGCGAGAATCCAGCAGCAGGTCATGAGGGCGGCAGCGGAAAATCTGACGGCACGATGTCGGATCAGGCCCGTCAACCCAGTTCCCGCAATGAGGAGGACGGCTTGAGTCATGGCCCAGACATTGTTCTCAGCAATGTCAAGGGTTGAGAGAGGCTTTGTTTCGAGAAAGGCAGTTGTAATCGGAGGGATGCTGAGGATAAGCCAAAGAACAAAGCCAAGGGCCAGATCGCGGTGGTTATTTCTATAGAGGCAAAGAAAGGCGGCGAGAGGGACGGCTCCTAGAGCCGTGTGAGAAGCCTTGCCGAGCAGACCATGGAGAGAACCCGTCAGTGCTGCATTTGAGGCGACGAGCAGAAAAACGGCGGCGATAAAGTACATCAGGCACTGTCCCAGAACAGGCAGCAGTTGCCTGATGCGGGCAAGCAACGGATAGGCTTCGAGCTTGAGAAAATTCATTTTGTGTTGGTAATGCGATTTTCTGACGAGGAGGTGGAATGTCAGCAGGAAGGCTTTCGGAGAATGGGCCATTATGCAAAGTCCGTCGGAGAAATGGGGAGTGTCAGGATTTCTGTGTCTGGGGAGGTTATTCCAGGGGCAGCCCAACGAGGCTGCCCTTTGTATTTGAGATGCAGTATGCCAGACCTGATGCGAT